AGCAGCTAATGCACATTTGGCTGTTAAATCATTTGCTTCAGGACCACTTGATTATTTAGATTCAAATAGTCAAAACATAGTGTATCCATTTGTATTCTTACGTCCTATTACCTCTATTGGATTAACAGGTAATGTTCGTTCTTTAACGTTTGAACTATATTCACTTGATGTTCCTAAGGTAAGTGATGAGAATGCTTTGTTAGTAATGTCTAACACAGAACAATACCTATATGACATAGGTGCTTACATTCGTAGAGGTGCACAACAACAAACAATGGATTTTGAAATGACCAATCTAAATCCAGTAAATGAAGCATTCCAAGATAGAGTATTTGGTTGGGTAGCAAACATTATCTATACAGAACCAGCAGTATACAACTATTGTAACTTCCCTGAACTATAATGAGTAAAAGAGACCAAGTCATAGAACGTACAACTGATAGATTACGTGAGTTAACTATCAATGAGTTATTTGAACAAAATGCTAATGCATCAGGTCAGTTAGCAGCAAGTATCAAGTACGTTCCTGTTTCAGCAGAAAGTGGTAATACAGCCATTGCTATTGAAATGGAAGACTATGGTTTTATTCTTGATTCAGGTAGAGGAGGTGCACAACGAGAAAGTGGCCAAAGTTGGCAACCTAAACTTGTAAGTTGGATTAAAGCAAAAGGTATTAAACCAAAACCAGGTGTAACAGTAGAACAACTATCTTATGCCATATACAAAAGTATTAATAGAAAAGGATATAAAGCAAAACCATTTGTAGAACCAGCATTAAAAACATATGCACTTCAGTTTGCAGACGAGTATGCAGAGGCAACAGCAGATGATATTGAAGTAGATTTAAAAAAGATTAAGTAATGGCTATTACAATAAGACAAGAACCAACAACACCTAACTTAGCAAATAGCGATTTGTTATACGTTGTTACTTCTAACAGGTCTTCCCAACCACAATATCAGTTCGTGGTTGACATTAAAGACGCAAGTAACACGCTTATACAACGCATTAAACAACAACCTAACCCATCATCTAAGGGTGTATTTAACATAGGTGCTATTGTTCCTACACAATTAGGTCCTACAGATAATGTTTGGGATACATCAGTAGTATCTCCTAACACAGCATCAGGGGCTGATTTTAAAGTATTTTTTGGTGAAGAATACGGTTCAAGTGTATCATCATCAGTAACATTATACTCTGGAAATAGTGATGTAGTAGGGGAACCAGCAAAATCAGGTAGTTCTTATTACTTTAATTTAGACGGACATTTAAATGAATTAGCAGCTTTAAATTGGAATTGGAGTAGTGGTTCTAAATATGATGAAGAAGATGCTAGCGATGATACTGATTTTGAACATCAAAACGGTTTAACAGCATTTAATACACAATCAGTTTATTTAGGTGATTATGGTACTATTTCATTCTTAAATGGTAATCTAGCAGGAGACCCAGATGCTACAAACGCACAAAATGTATTTGCTGCTGTTTATAAATTCTATAATTCAGCAGGCTCGCAAATAGGTAGTGATCAATTTATATACAACGAGACTATTTACAATGACCCAGCAACAGAACAATGGGGTGATGTATATACAAGCCAAAGTGAAGCAACACGATTAGTTCATTTCCCAACAGGACCACAAAATATAGTAGATGCAGGTATTAATAATGTAACAAGTTCTGCTTATTATACAATTAATTTCTGTCAACAAGGAACTGATTATGCACCTTATGAATTAGGTAGTTTCGGTAAATACAGATTTGAAATAGGAGAATGTAGTGGATTTGACCCAATTAGATTTGCTTGGAAAAATCAATATGGTGTTTGGGATTATTTTAACTTTACTAAAGCAAATAATAGAACAGCTACTATATCAAGACAAGAATATACACAAACGTTTATAGATTATTCAACAACTTCTAATAGTGTAACTTATGATAGAGGAAGAAGAGGTAGAAATAACTATTACAATGATGTAACAAAACAACGTCAAGCAAATAGTGATTGGTTGTCACAAACAGATGCTGACAATGTACGTGAATTATTCTTTTCAACTAATGTATTTACACAAAGACCAAATGGTGAATGGTGGCCTGTAGTAATTACAAATGCCTCTATTACAGAAAAAACAAACAATTTATCACAAAAAGTATTCCAATATTCTGCTAATTTTGAATACGCAGTAGGACAAAGACCAAGACTATAATGGTAATATTAAGAACAAAAGACTTTGATGGTAATGTAGTTGATTTAGACATTCAAAACGAAATTGATTTACGTTTGGATGTTTCAGCTATTGAAGCACAAGATTTAGGAGAATCATTTGGTATTGCATCCCAAGATTTTGTTTTACCTGGTTCAGATAAAAATAATCAGTTCTTTGGTAATTTATACGATTTAGGAGCAACTGACGTTTTAGCAAATGGAGCACAAGCCACTAAAACATCGTTTACTAATACTATGCCCTGTCAAGTGTTATATAACGGAGCAGAAGTATTTACAGGTAAATTGTTGTTAAATAACGTAATTACTAATCAACGTGGTGACACAAATTATAACGTAACTGTAATTAATGAAACAGTTGACTTTAAGTTTGTAGTTGAAGATAAAACGTTTGGTGATTTAGATTGGAGTGATTACGAGCATACCTTTAACTGGACTAATGTTTCGGAAAGTTGGGGTGGTGGTTTATTATCAGGTGATGTTATTTATCCATTAGTAAATTATGGTATATTTGAAAGAGAGGATGGAGCAGGTAACATTTCATCTGTTAGATTAGAAGGTGGTGGTAAAAAAGGACAATTCGATAATGCCGAATCTCCTTTACCATTAGAGTACTTCAAACCTGCTATTCGTATCAAATCAGTATTAGATAAAATATTTGAATCTACAGAATACACTTATACATCGTCTTTCTTTGATTCAGCATATGCTGATAAATTATACTTATTAACTACACAAGATGATAAAGATGGTTCTTCATTTATTAACCCAGTTCAAAATAGTGCTCAAGCATATTTTTCTTCATCTCTTGATGAACAAACTATTAATGATGGGGATGATGATATATTAACATTAAATAATGAAAACTACGATAACGGAGGTAACTTTAATACTTCAACTTATAAATACACAGCACCAGTAACAGGTATATACCCTGAAATTAAGTGTAAAGTAGCTTATCAGTATCCTGATTTTAAACCATTTGATGAATTTAGAAAAGTAAGAGTATCTATTAGAAAAAATGGTGCTGTAACATTAGGACAAAAAATAGAAGTATGGACAGGTGGTTATGTAACCAGTTTTCCTACTTTATCTATAAAAAATGTAGCATTAAATTTAGGTGATACTATAGAGGTTACAGTACAGAATCTTGCTTCAGATGGGGTAAACCTCGTTGTATTAGGAGGAGTTGCTAATAACGAATATAGAACACAATTAGAAGTATTATCACCAACATCATTAGGTGGTCAAACACTTAACTTACAATATGCCTTTAATCCTGAAGAAAAAGTAACTGATTTCTTAAAAGGATTGATTCAAAAATTCAACTTAGTAATTGAACCTGTACGTAATGAAAGAAATGTTATTCGTATAGAACCATTTAATGATTGGGTAGATTTAGGAGAACAAAAGAATTGGACTGACAAAGTAGATAGAAGTGTTAAATTTGAAATACGACATCCACTACAAGAACAACCACGTAACTTAATATTTACTGATTTAGAAGACAGTGATGCTATTAACCAGTACCATAAAAATAGAACAGGTAATATTTTTGGTCAACAAAATTACTTAAGTGAAAGTGATATAGCAGAAGGTGAACAAACAATAGGTAGTTATTTTGCTGCTACACCTTGTAAAGGTATTCCTTCAAATCAAGTAGGACAAACAGAAATGATTGTACCATTCTTGTACGAGCAAGAACCTGGTGAATATGGAAAACCATATAAATTCTTACCTCGTATTTTACATACTACAGGAGTAAAAGATGTACAAGGATTATCTCCAGTATCACAATCTGTAGATGTAGAAGGACCATTATTTTACGTTTCAGATGAATTAAATAACGTTCAAACATCATCAATTTATGCTTCATTAAATCCATTAGAGGATGTAGCAGCTGATTTTGATGAAACAAGAGATTTACATTTTGGTAATTTATTCTCTCCTGGTCATTACAGTTATCACCAAGGTGTTTTAAATGGTAGAACAAAGAGAAGTGCTTGGAGTGAATATTGGTCATTCTATATAAACGAATTATACGACGTTGATTCGCGTTTACTTACGTGTAATGTGTTTTTAGAACCAAATGAACTACAGGACATACAACTGAATGATAAAATCTTTATAGACGGACACTATTATAGAATAAATAAGATATCCGGATATAACTTAACACGTGAAGATAGTGTTACTGTTGAATTATTAAAAACATTACCTCGTAAACTAAAATTCCCACGTAGAAGAATATTTGATATTATAGGTGAAGACCCTATTGATATTACTTTAGACTATGACGATATTGTACAAAATGGTAATACTGGGTATGTTGGGTATAGTGATGGAGTAGCTTATACAGGTTCAGGTATATCAACAGCAGGATATAGAGATGGTATACAAACATTTGGTACATCATCAGTATGGAATACTAAAAAACCACAAGAATATTTAGATGGTACTAACGTTAACTTTGGTAACAACAGACTTGATGATGGTGCTGTAGGAGTAAATGTACAAGGTAGAAATAATAGAGTAAGTAGTTTAGAAAATACATTTGTACAAGGTAACGAAAATGAAGTTCAAGGTGGTGTAAATGTAAACGTACAAGGTAATTCAAACGTGGTTGAAGCAGGTAGTGAAAAAGTAGCTGTATTCAATGGTGATGAAACTAATATTGGTGAACGTAGCGAAAATATTACTGTTATAAACGGTCTACAAACGTCTATAACTGAATCAAGTAGGGTATTTGTAGCAGGTGATGTCTTATCACAAGTAGACAATAAAGAATCAGCAGGTACAACTAATCTATTAGGTACAAGAAATACTACAATATCAGGTTCTACTAATGATATAACAATTATTGGTAGCGAAAATATCAACGTTACAGGAGGTAATTTCCACGTTGTAATTGGTAAAGATGATGAGGTCAATGGGACATTGGATTTAGATGATTACCGCTTTAATACAAACGTATTAAACGATACTTATTTAGATGATGGTATATACTTGAATAAAGATGCATTAGAGGTAGAAGCATTTGCTGGTGGTACTTTATTTGCCTATTCAGGTGATGCCTTATTCAAATACTTTTACGATATAAATTGGAGTTCAGTTTCAGGTTCAGGTACTTATAACATTTCTTTACCTGATGCTAACGATGCACAACAACAACCTGGTAGAGCAATTTTATTTAAAGCAGGTGCTGATATTACTGGTTCACAAGATGTTACTATTTCTGTAGTAGGTGGAGGTACAATTGATGGTGCTTCTTCATATACACTAAACGAGCCTTATTCGTTTGTAGAATTAGTAGCACGTACTGAAAATAGAAATTCAGAATGGAGAGTAGTTAGAACAAGTGATGGAACTGGAGGCGGTGGATTATCAAGTGCTGTAGCATATGGTTCATTCTATGATGATACAACACAAGCTCTTGAAGCAACAGATACTTCACAATCAGTTGATATTGGTAATACTTACACTTCAAAAAGTATTGCTTTAAGTGGTTCTGGTACTATTGAAATGGATTATCGAGGTACCTATCAATTTATCTATACTACAAACGTACATAATAGTGGTAATCAACCCCATTATGCTAATTTCTGGATTAAATATAATGATGTAGATTATGATGATTCAAATACAAAAGTATTAGTACCTGCACGTAAAAGTTCAACAGACCCATCTGCTATACCTGTTACCATTGCTTTTATTGGTGAAGCACTAAATGATGGAGATAAAATCGAATTGTATTGGGAAGGTGATAGTACCCAGTTATCATTATCAGCTACAACAGCAAGTGAAGCAGGACAACCACATACACCTTCTGTAATGGCAAACATTCATAGTTTATCAGGTGGAGGTCCTACATACGAATACATTACTAACAATATTACAAACATAACCCAATCTATTACTAATATTGGTCCAAATGTTAGTTATGATTATGCTACTGAAACATTAGATTTAGATGGTTTATTTACAGCAAAAGGTAGAGATTATCAAGATTTACCTATTACTACATTAACCGGATCTGATCAAATGACATCAGCACTAAACGAATCATTTGAAGGATGTGGATTATCAGGTGAATTAAGTTTACCTGCTTTAACATTTGTAGGGGTAGAAGCATTCCAAAATAATGCTATCACATTTGTTGAAATGAATGGATTAGAAAAATCATTACATTCTTCATTTGAAAATAATCCTTCACTACTATCAGGTTCAATGACATCTTTAGATAATGTAGCTGAAGATATGTTTAGGAGTTGTACAAGTTTATCTGAATTAGATTTAGGTGATTTTACAGGAAGTTTAGGTGATGACTGTTTTAGCAATACAGCATTTGTAACTACAGATTTTGTTAGTGGTTCTACTAGTTTTGGAGCAGGTATATTTGCAGGTAATTTTAGTAGTACTGGAGATACATTAATTACAGCTTCATTTACTAATATGACTGATATTCCTAATGATGCTTTTGCCTATCAAAATAATTTATCTAAATTAAACCTACCAGCATTTGGAACGGGAAGTATCGGCCAGCGTGCTTTTGAAGATTCAGCATTAGATGATACAGAAATATTAACTTTAGCTTCAGCCTCTTCTAGAGGTTCATATGCATGTAATAATAATGATAATTTAACAGATATTGCTTTTGATG